GACATAATTGCACCAGCAGAAACTGCATGGCACTCAACATCTATCATATACAAGCCTGTTGGTATAACAAAGCTGCCTGAAGTGTTGACAACACTCAAACCATTTGCAACCGAAGTTGCAAGCAGTAAGTTTTGAACAACACCAGACGCAACAATGCCCTCATCAGTTGTACTTCTAAACAAAGCAACAACGTTATTTTGAGGAGCGACATTTTCACTGTCAAGAATCGGAATGAAAAACTCAATCTCATATTCAACAGTAATAAAGCCGCACAAATTTGTATTCACATTTCCAGTGGTATTAAGAAATAGATTAGCACAATCATAAGTTTTCATATCTGCTCCACCCGGTAAATTCCCAGGTCTACAATAATAACCATCAGACATCCTATTCAGATATTTGGTGGGAACATCAAATGAAAATTCTCTTGCTGGAAGCATCCCTTTAGAATTAGGACGAGTATCTAATGCATGCTGTAAATCAACCGGAGCGGGATCTAATGCATCAGTATCTACAGAGAGTAAGATCGTACCATTATTATTAGTGGCAAACTCATTCACTTGCGGAGTGTAATAAAAACACATCTTACGCCAGCGGTATTTTTCATACTGAAGAGCTTCCTTACTAAGCCATGGAAAAGAACCAACTTGCGCTGGATTCAAAGAAAACAGAATACTATTGAAACCAACAGTACCATTAACGGTGGTAAATTGTTCTCTATTGGAAACAATCTTCGAGTCTTTATACCCGAAAGGAACTCTTGAATTAACAGGTCCACTATTACCATTCTGCTTATTTTTTGTAACTCCACGGTTATTTCTATTTCTCCTTGCGCGACCACCATTTTTCTTAGGTGGATTTTTATTTTTATTCATATTATTATTATTTCTCTTGACAGATTTGAGGTTTCTGCCATTACCTTTACTCATATCCTTATTAGAGGACATTTTAAAATAGGCTCCTCACGGATTTAATTACCCACTTTTGTAAAGGGACAATTTTACGTCGTGTCATAGACGAAGAAATAATTAATAATCATATGAATAAGGACAGTTATAGTTCGAATACAAATCTTCATAACTGATCCACAAATTGTGATATGATTGTTCACAAATTGGATGATCTTTCACCAATTGGATCATTTGAGAATGTATCTGGTTATAAACTGACCTATTTGTCAGCACGCGGAGTAAACCTGCGAGTCTCTGAAGTTCTAATTCAGGACTCAAGCAATGTGCTCTACGCTTCCTGTGATTTAAAACAGCTAAAACTTTTTTTGGATCATGATGAACATAGGGACTGAAAGAAACTGAACAAAAGTCCATATCCTCCCAATCAAC